TCAGCTGGCTTTACGATAATTGGCAGTACATTTGTAAGTCATGCGCTGTAAGAATCCATGTAAGACTCTTGCTTGATAAAGTACAACACTTCGGCATGGTTTAGAGTACTCAAGCTTGTCGCTGTCATTGTCGCGCCAACTCTGCAGCGTGCGAGGCGATACGCCAATAAAGGCGGCTGCATACTCAGGCGTAAAGTACTCATCCGGACTGGCATGAGTGACGGCTGTTTTCATCAGTTCTTTTTCGTGGGCAGTGTAGGTCGCCCATTTTTTGCGTGGTATCATGCCAGTTCTCCAAATAAGTCAGGTTGATTTTCTTCAATAGTCTTTTTTTGCCTGGTGGCCATGGGCTTAGCTTCAACGGCGGACACATAGCTAATACCGTTCACATCCAAAGCTGATTGAAAGCCAAAACTTCCTTCACTGCCAACAAAACCAAGTGGTTTTGGGGTTAAATGAAAATAGTATTTTTCATACAGCTCATTTAAAAACATATATGCCGGCACCGCACAGCCAACAAATTGACCTGTTTTGCAATGTTTGAGCATACCGATATAGTGTTGGCGTGGCTCCCGACAATATGAGCTTTGATGGTTTTCGATTCGGCAAGTTTCGCTAAAAATATCGTAAGGTTCAAATCCTAAGTCTAGTATCTTCTTGAACATACCAAACGTGCTGTAAGTTCCACGAAAGACACTTGTTTTATAGCTTGTTGAGTCAAATGCTGATTTGATACCCTTTGCTTCATACTCATAAAAATACTTTTTCCAAAATTGACCAGGGTTCTTTTCAAACTGTTTGGTGAAACTATCTTTTGCTCGCCAAAAATCGATTTCAACATTGCGATGATAGTCAATTGGCTCAATGACTTCGCCAATCATGTTGTGAGTAGTGAAATAACCGTCAATCGCCATTCCTATATCCTCACGGTTCTCGTAGTGATTGCCGTTATAAATCCATGCAATGTTAGCTAGGATTTCTGCCTTGGTGGGTTTATTGCTCACGGCTTTCTCCTTATTTTTTATCCATCTTGATCGCTGGCATAGGCAGCGCTTTGGCTGCCTCTTTAAACTTTATTTCACACTTCACCGACTCATGATAGAGTCGGTGGTTGTTTTGGCGAATGCGTTTTGCGGTACGTTTATTCATCAAGTACCGCCTCGGTTAGTGGCTCGCCTGTGTACCAATCAATAGGCGTCAGTCCACCAACAATATTGCAATTTGTACTCATTAAACTGCCCTTATAATCCAATCGGTCAATAATGATTTTGTCGCCATTTCCCCATAAACAAAGCACATTCTTAATGCCTTTTTTGAGCATAGCTCTTACAATATCATCCCCGCTCAACGGCTTAGGCGGCTGCTCAAACTCGATATGCGGGTATAGATTGCATAGCATTTCGTAGTTTTCTTGGGTGGCATGGCAGAAGTATCTTGAATTGTAATAGTCTTCTCTCCAGCCTTTTATTTGCACTTCACCAAGGTCAGAAACATCACTAACTACACATATGTCCGCATAAGCTCTGTAATAAACCTTATCCCCCACCTTAAATTTAGGGGATACCGCTTCAAACTCAGGCGTTAGCTCTGCTCCTTGCAGTGGGTTTTCTGCTGAGTCTAGGACTGGCTCGAAATGGTCAAATTCCCAGTAAAGAAAATTTCCCTCGTCATCTTTTACCTTTATTTCTACGCTAATATCTATAACATCGTATTCTTTGCCAATTTTCAGGCAATCGTCATAAGCCTTAACGCATCGCACTTTCTTACACTTTAAAAAATCTTGTAGTTTCATAATTCGCTCACTTATTGATAGATAGTAAATGCCACCGTTGCCAGTGGCACTTTTTTGGTTAGGCTTGGGTCAATGCTTCAAGATTGCTTTCAAGCACTGCATCTAGCTGATTGAAGGTTGCCTCGCTTAACTGCGCTTGGGCAGCGTATAGTTCAGCGCGAACATCATTAAGATTATCTAGCGTCATGCCGCTGATTAGTTTCATCAGGTCGCTGGCAACCTTTTTTTCACCTGTCAACGTGGCTTTTTCTTTCGGCTCGCTGACTGGCTCATCATTGGCAACCGGCTCGGCTTCGACAACGGTATCTGTCTTGGCGCTTTCGAGTTGAGCTTTGATAGCATCACGCTTTACAGTCAAAGCATTTCTAAGCGTTGGCAGATCATCACCGCAAAGATTGACATTTGGATTTTCGCTAAGCTCCTTGATATGCTCACCAAGCGGTCTAACTTGCTCAAGCGTGGTAATCGCTTCGATTTGCGCTAATAGCGGCTTGATATCGTAGCAGGGTAGTTGTTGCTGTTTTGGTTGTGCGGCTGGCTGTGGTGCGGGCTCTGGGGTCACGTCAACAAAATCGCGTACTTCATCGGCTGAATAAATACCCATCAAAATCTCTGGTGCATAGATGCGACCAAAGAAGGCGGCTGCACGATAACGCAACATTTGGTCTGGCATGGTTTGCCATTTGCTACCGTTCTTTTGGTACCAACCTTCTTTGATCGCCATTACCATGTCGATTTTGGCGGATTCGATACGCTCGCCGGTGGCTTTCTCGATTGCCCATGCCACGCATGATACGTTTTCAACTTGGGTTTTAACATTTTCAGAAGTTTTATTTTTGCCGTAGCCTTGAGTGACTGTATATTCCACGTCTGTCATACCGTGCTTGACGATTTCAAAACGTAAAGGCGAAAACTTACCGCAGGCATTGATAGCAGCGATGATAAACTGGCTTGACCACGCTGGGCGGCCTTCGATGATATACAGGTTTTGCATAATCATCAGTGGGTCATAACCCATGCGATTTGCCATATTTAAGGCGATCAGGCAGTTAGCTGTGGCGTTTGGGTTATTCTCGCCAATCACGTTGCCTTGGTTGTCATACTGCAATTTCCCATACTCTTTGGTTGGGATAAAACAACGGTAATCTTTTGGCACAAGGCTTGAATTTGATAAAATTTGTGCTGCCTGCATAGTTTCGGCAAAACTGCTAAATTGAAAAATACCCGTGCTGTTAGAAAGGGCAGTTGTGGCTGGTGCTTGCGTTGGCATGGCTGGCATTACTTCGGCTAGGTTTGACATAAGATTTTTCCTTTTGTTGTTCTTCAAGTTCGATTTGATATTGTTCTAAAGCCAAGTCATTCTCGCTTGGCTCTGGGATAAAGTAATCACTGATATTCATCAGAAAACACCCGTACTGGCATTTCTGCGAGACTGCAGCTTAATCGCTGTGGTCTTTTTGCCCAGGTAACGATTAGTGCCGCTAACTAGGCTTTTTATTTTGGCCTTATGCTGGCTTGTTGGCTCAAACATTTCCCAGTCGCTAGATAGATCAAGCGGGCGTCGCTGAAATTCATCCATATCAACTTTGATAAATTCATTATCAATGATGCCATCGTAGTGTTTGATAGTTAGCGCAGCATGTGGGTCGCGGTTTTTAACGATACCATCCGTCAAAATAGCATAGCAGCGGGGACGGGGTGCAATCTGATTAGACGTTTGAAAACGCCCGTTCATAATGCCCAGAAACTCAGCAAAGATAGCGGTAACATCAAGGCATGATTTTGGGCTAATAATTTGCCAGCCATCGGCATACTTGACTTTGACCTCGGCGGGCTTGCTGCTGTTTGGCAAAGTCTTGACTGCGTATGTGGTCTCAATGCCTTGCTCGTCAGTTTTTACTACCAAACCTGCATGACATTTTTCAGCAGGAATATGAATGGTTTTGTCGGGTACGATGCGTAATGCCATATCAGTTATCCTTATTCCAGTGAGCTTGGATGTCAGCTTTGTAACTGTTAATGTAGGCTTGCTCGCCTTGCGCTTGTCTGTCCCATGCCGTGACAATGCCGTGACCGACAAATTTACCTGCCGCCAAAAATGCTAAAATGCACAGCATGGCAAAGGTGAGCTTACCCAACACGATGAAAAGTTTATCTTTCATGCGGCAGACTCCTCTTTGATTTCGACGACCTTGCTAATTGAAATGTCGATGCCATCCTTGCAGGCATCCCAACGCACCGCGCCGCGCGCTGCCGTGGGGTTAAATGCTTCGATTTGAATGCTTAAAAGCGTTTTTGGATATCGTGCGTCACGATAAAACACTTCAAATTTGCGTGTTTTTGGTTTTTGTGCCATAATCTGGTCACTCCTTATAAGTTGAGTAAAGCCCCTTTGCCGTCCAAAGTTCAGGGGCTTTTTTGTTGTCTTGGATTTGAGATTGCTTACGGCAATCAATCGGATTTTTGTTTTTGCCTACATACAGGTTTTGCTCTTATGGCTTATCTGCCCACTTGCTATTACGGTATGCCGAAGGGTCGTTAGCAGTCCTCATTCCCTTAAAGCGTTCTAGGCTTTGGTCATAACTCCATCGCCAGTGCTGCCGCTGAATCTTTAACTTGTGCCGTTCTCTGCACGGCTTGACAGGTTCCTGAGCTTTAATTGAATTTCGCGATAATCGGCTTATCGTGTTGATGAGTTTAGTTTACTAAAGTGAACTTAATAAGTAAAGAATTATTTTCACATAAGTGAACTAATTAATTAAATTTGTTTTTATAAGTGAATTTTAAGCAATAAAAAACCCGCATTTAAGCGGGTCATGTGATAAAATATTTTTATACTTTTTTGTAACTGAAGGTGAAAATGATGGATATTGCAGAGATTCGTTTAGAAATCGTCCGTGATTTAATCGATGCTGGACATTATCAACCCAACCATGCCAAGCAAATGATTGATGATGCCCAAGAAATCGTGAAGTATATAGTCAGTGGCGAGCGTTATGGTTGTGATAGCAGTGATAGTGCAAAGCAATTTAACGAAGCTGAACCAAAATTAAAACCTCTGATTATTCCAAAAGGCACTCGTATTAAGATTGCTGATTGTCCTTTTTATCTACAAGAAGATATCGATTTAGGTGTGAAAAATGAAGATCAGCACGAAGCCTTAGCCCATGCGCTATACGTTCAGGAAAATTGGGATACCGATATGAGCTTAAGAATAGGAAGTGTTAAGAAATCTAATTAGAAAGCCATATTGCAACCTCTTTGCGCAGATTGATATATTCGTACTCTTCAATATCAACTTCGATAATGAATATAGTATCGTCTCTGTCTACAAATTTACTTAAATAAGCTATCAGTTGCTCTTTTGTTAATTGCGTGTAGACTAACCATTGGGACTGAGTAGGTCTTGCCCAACTGTTTTGATATGAGGCTTTTTTAATACCTTCATATAATCTTTCGTAATCTCTATCTTTGTGTAGATCATAAGTAATTGAATAAAACGTCATTATTACATCTCCAATTAGCCACTCTCAAGCAGGGTGGCGTTCCGCTTAAAAATCCAACTCAATCTCTCGATAAACACACCAACCCTTAGCCCTCGTCGCTGGCGTGATTAAATCCGCATTGTAGATAAACCAAACAATGAAGTAGTGGTCAGGGTCAACATTCTCTAATGACCAGCCTGTGAGTATTGGTTTGGGTTTGGTATAGCCATTAAATATCATTTATTGCTGCCCCATGAATAACCGTATTCCCCACAGTTTCTATTTAGTGACTCAAAAATATCATTAATTTTTTGTTCAGCTATCAAATGGTAGTCTATTGCTTCGCCACGATACTCATAACTATCATTACCATAACGGGCACCTAATTGCATCTCTGTGTCGTGCATTTCCTGTTTGACTTTTTGATATTCTTCAATATTAGCTTTCACAATTGCTCGGCAATTTTTTGGCAAACCTGAGTCGCCATATTCTGCCTTTTCGTTTGGATCATTGCAGCCAGCAATCATCAAAATAAGTGGTAAATAAAATAATCTCATAGCAATTATCCCGCCCGATACATTTCACGACCAACAATCACCAAACTTGAGTGATTTTCAGCGGTCACGATTTTATCTGGATAGTCTGGATTGTAGCAGTGCAATCTAAGTACATTCCCAGGCTCGCGAAAGATGCGCTTAAACATACGCTCACCATCTAGCAAAATGGCATACATTTCACCGTCTTTGATTTCGCGGTCAGATATATCAATGCCCACCATGTCATGCTCATTGATATAAGGCTTTTGACTATCATTCTTAGCACAAACGAGCTTGAAGTTTTCAGGCTTGACGCCTTTGTCGGTAAAGAAGTGCGGGGGAAATATCCTGTCACCTTTAACTTCTTCAAAGGCAAAGTCCTCTGCATCGCCATCACCACAGCAAAAATAAACATCATAGATGGGTATTCTGATGCCGCTATCGTCATCGTCACCATAATCAACGCGGACGTTATCAAGGGCGTGTATTTGGTCGAGAACTGACTGCGTGTTGTCTGATGGCTCTCTGCCAGTTAACAGCCATTGTGTGGTTGTTTTTAATGTCTTTGATAAGTCGTCCAGATACTTTGCGCTTGGGTCATTTAAATGATTAAACCATTTATGAACCGTGGTCTTTCCTGCGCCAGTTCCTTTAATCAAATCCGCCTGTTTTAAACCAAGCTCATTCGCCCTGGCGATTAGTCTTTCAGTGATTTCACTCATAACAAACTCCTATATATTCACTATAGTAAACTTAAATATTGACCTAAAAGGGAATTTGTGGTTTACTAATGTGAACTAATAAATTCCACAAAGGTGAACTATGACATTTAATGAATTAAAGTCATTTTTCCATGTGAAAACCGACACAGCGTTAGCCGAAAAACTAGATGTATCAAAGGCGGTTATTCATAAATGGAAAAATCAAGGCATCCCAACCGAACGCCAAGCCATCATCCAAATTCAAACCAAAGGTGAATTAAAAGCCGATGGCATCCCTCAACTCGAAACCGCCTAGGAGCGACCTATGTGCCATAAACCGATAAGTGAATTATCACCTGAGCTACAGGAAATCGCACGAAAGAACGAACGGCTTTTATTGACTCGACTTTCCGAGATTGGTCAAAAAGAAGTGGGTGAGAAAGTTGGGATAAGTGAAAGCGGTGTGTCGAAACTCAAAAGCGAAGGTCGCATTGAGCTTTTTGCCGTTTTGACTGCTGTGCTTGGCATCAAGCTATCTGATAAAGATGACTTGATGTGCTCACCTGTCATTGCTGAAGCATTTAAAGAGATTTTAAAGAACTCGGCAGAAAGCCCAGAGTTTTTACAGATTTTATTTCGATAGGAGATATCAATGGCTAAATTCAACCCAGATGACTGCAAATTCTGCAATAACACAGACGATGTTTGCTGTCACGAAGCGATACGCACTGACAACAAAGCGCAAGCGCATATCATCGATGCTCAAGACGAACATCATCATGATGAAGCAGATGCTCACGTCTTCATGTTGAATGGATTGTTGGTTGCTAAAGATGTGGCTATGCCAAAGGCGGGTGTGCGATGAGCGAACTTGATAAATACGGCAAGCACGACCCACTGGCACAGCACTCAAGCTATGCCAAAAAATCAAAAATTACCGTAGCTGATACTGATGCTTGGTTAGCAAAAAACGGTAATGGTATGAGCAGACTGCCAAACAAAGCCAAAATCGTAACAGATGCAATCTGGTCAGACTACGGCAAGCAATCGGTAGCGACATTGATCTGGCGTTGTATCAATGCTAATGGCGTGGTGGTACCTGCTGATATTAGCAATACCTCATGCCAACGGTCAGTAACTTATTACTGCCGAAACATGGTGGCTAACGGTGAGCTTGAAGTGTTTACGGTAGAGCGCCACACCAACGATCCGATGCGTGCCGAATCAGGTAGTAAACGTAAAGTAAATGCGTATCGACGCGCATGAAAAAACCCTAACGACGGCAATCGTTTGGGTTTGGTATCAATCAAGAAGGAATTAAACATGAATGATTTAGCGATATTAAAACAAACAGCACAAACAATGTCAAGCCGAGAAATCGCACAGCTATGTGACAAAGAACATCGCAATGTATTGCGTGACATTGATTTGCTTAATGAAACCTACACTCACATGGGCCTGCCCAAAATTGAGCAGGGGTATTACACGCACCCCAGCACTGGTTCACAGCAACATCGCGAATTCTTACTCACTAAAGAACAATCCATTGATTTAGTCACTGGCTACCGCGCTGATATACGCATTCGCATCAATCGCCGCTGGCAAGAGCTAGAAACCCAACTACCAAGAGAATTATCCCGCCTTGAGATTTTGCAAATTGCATTACAGGCAGAGCAGGAAAAAATTGCATTGGAATGCAAGGTCAATGAGCTGCAACCGAAAGCAGATGCTCTTGACCGCATTAGTCATGCTATCGGCAATCAAAACGTGCGAGATACCGCGAAAACCTTGGACAAGAATCAAAACCAATTTGTTGATTGGTGCTTAAAGAATGACTGGCTATATCGTGACGATGCCAGCCGTTTAAAGGCATATCAACATCGTATTAATCAAGGCTTTATGGCGCAAAAATCAGTCATCTATAAAGGTCAAGATGGCGCAGAGCGAGTAACCATGCAGCCAATGTTTACACCAAAGGGCATCACTCACTTAGCTAATAAATTCAAGAAGGCGGTAGCGTGATGACTATGAACAGAGATACGGACTTACTCATGGATAAGTGGCACAAGACGCCAAACGCTGTCATAGATAGCATTGTTGGCACGCATATCACCGCGAGCGCTGGATGGATAGTCATGACGGTTATTCGCCATACTGACGGATTTGGACGCGATTCAACAGCCATCCCTACAAGCGTTTTTATGCGCGTACTTGGGACCGAGCGCGCTAAAACAGCTTATAAGTACATTAATGAAGCTATTGATTCAGGACTGATTACTGTCGTTAAGAAAAACGGAAAGGTTAGTGAATATTCCATTAACAAAAAATGTCCTATTTGGTATGGCGTTGACGAGCTAAAAGAGTCAAAACCAGTGGCACAAAACGCCACTACTAAACCAGTGGCGGAAAGTGCCACCAGTGGCGAAAAAGTACATAAACCAGTGGCACAAAACGCCACTGCCACCAGTGGCGAAAAGCGCCACACTTATAAAGACAATAAGAAAGACAATTTAAATACAAAAGATATTAAAGAAAAAAATAAAAAAGAAAATTCGCTAAAAACTCAAAGCTCGAAATCAGAAAACTTTGATCCTTTGAATTTTGAAATTCCAAGTTATGTAAATCCTGAACTTTGGAAAAGCTATCACGAAATGCGAAAAGCCAAAGGCAAAAAATTAATCGCTACCGAAAACGCTTGTCAGTTAATCATCAAGGATTTTGAAGCTTGGCATGAGAACGGTTTAGACGTTAACGAGTCCTTAGAGAAATCAATTAAATCAAGTTGGACTGGTGTTTTTGAGCCAAAACGCAGAATCAATCAACCGCAGAATTTAAACCAAGGATTTAACCATGCAAACCATCAACCAAGTAATCAGCCACAGCAGTTTGACACTAGCACAACCTTCGGCTATGCAAGCAAGCTCACAGCAGATGCCCAAGCATACTACGCACAGCAAGCAGCCCAGCAACGAACTGACGGAAGCAATCCGGTTGATGTTCATTGCATGGAAAGCACGTTTTAAAAACAAAATGCAAACGCGCAATGAAGCAGAGTTTGATTGGTCGTTCCCAATGGTTTTAGTTTGGGCGCAAGAATTAACCGATAAACGCGTTACCGTCAAAGAGTTTGATCTGGCTAAAAAACGCTCGATGGACTTAGATTGGATGCCAAACAATGCTGTAGAGTTTTTAAGACTGGTACGCGGTGAAAATATCAATCCTTATCCGTCGTTAGAGACTGCCTTTCATGTGGCCTGTCAGAATTGCGGTATGCGTGGTAATGCTAACCGTAACTGGACGCATGAGACCGTACACGAAGCGGCAACTCGTATCGGTTTTGGGGTATTGGCAAGTGCTACGGAAAGGTTTAAGCCAGAATTTGCGCGCGTTTATATGCAAGTTATCAATGAGTTTGACAATGGGGCGAGTTTTATCATTCCAGAGTCACACCGCATTGAGCAAAAACATATTCCCGCCGATGAAAAGGTTGCCGATGATCACTTAGCAAAAATCAAAGCCATGTTAGCAGGGGTGAGGGCATGACCCACCTCAGCCACCCAAACCACAAATTAACCACTACAGGCTACTACGTCTGTGCGGTTAAGCGCGGCGAGCTGACTTGGCGCGACAACAGGACCAATCAGCTTATGACAACCAAATACATAAGCGGACGCATCATCAAAAGCCCACACAACGAGAGTCTGCACCCAGCATTGTGGGCTAAGTGGCGCTTAAACGGACAGGCAATTAAACACGAATTTGGGGATTTAATTTTAGGGAGTGAGCAGTGACAGCAATCATGACACCAAAACAAGCAAAAAACCTTTTCTCTCAGCGCGGGACCACAAAAGAGACCAAGCCGAAAAAATCCAAGTATAAAAATATCCGGGTCCAATACAACGGCAAATGGTTTGATAGTAAAAAAGAGATGCGCCGTTATCAGCAGCTTGAGCTTTTACAGCGCGCTGGCAAGATTAAAAACCTATGCTGCCAAGTTGTTTATGATTTGCTGCCGACCACTCGCATCGGTGGTCAGACTCAACGAAAAACGACCTATGTTGCTGATTTCGTTTATTGGGATATCGAAAAAGATTGCGAGGTCATCGAAGATGCCAAGGGCGCGAGAACTGATGTTTATAAGATTAAGCGTAAATTGATGTGGGAAATTCTGGGGAAAGAGGTTAGAGAGGTATGACTTTCGTTGAACATAACAACCGAGAAAAAGCCAAGAAATTTGCTGAATACATCACTGGTCAAGAATTGCGCCAATACTTGGCTGAAAAAGTTAAGCATTACTGTGGCGAACATCCTACCGTATTTGATGGCGCGTGCGGCAGCGGTCAACTGGAGCAATTCATCGAGCCTAAGCTGTTATATGGCGTAGAGATTCAAACGGAAAGCTGTGAAGCAGTTAAGCAAAATTATCCAACTTCAATGATTTTTAATCAGTCATTTTTTGAGTTTGACAATGGCGTTCTCGCTGATTGTGTGATTATGAATCCACCTTTCAGTATGAAATTCAAGGATTTATCAGACAGTGAAAAATCAGCAATTCAAGCCGATTTCTCTTGGAAAAAATCGGGCGCTGTTGACGATATTTTTATTTTAAAGTCGCTTAATTACACCAGTCGCTACGCTTTTCATATTTGTTTTTGTGGCGTGGCTTATCGCAATGCTGAAAAGAAAATGCGTGAGTTAATCGGTAATCAATTAGCCGAAATTCACACTATTCAAAATGCGTTTGAAGATACGCAAATTGACGTACTTTTTTTAGTTATCGACAAGCAGAAAACGGATAGCAGCTATCAAACATCTATCTATGACTGCAAGGCTAAAGAAACGCTTGTCAGTGAAACAAAGCAACTTGATGATGAATATCGTTGGCAGACTGCTAGGGTGATTGTTGAAGAGTACCAATACACAGAAGCCGATATCGACCAGATGAACATTCAACTTAATCAAATGAATATTGATGGGTTGGAGTTACATATCAAAAACCAACTGATGCTATGGGAAATGATGGGCGCGAAGGTCGGACTACCTCAGTTTTTTAACCAAGTTAAAAAGCTTATCGCTAAGTACGAAAAAGAGTATTACAGCAAAGAACAAAGGGAGTTGCTATGTGGCTAACGCTTGATGATGTTGCGGATTTAAAGAAGGGTAAACACTGCCAAAAAACCGATGGCAATATTCCCATTATTGGCAGCGGTAAAAAACCCACTGGTTACACGGATAAGGCAAATACAGGTGATGACACCGTTACTATTAGCATCAGGGGCACGGTCGGTAAAATTTACAGATGGCGAGAACCAATCTGGGCATCAGAAACGTGTTTGGTTGTAGATCCGAAGCCAATGATATTCAAGGATTACTTATATCACTATCTAAAAAAGCATGAGCGTGAGATTCAGGAATTTCACAACTGTCAAACGATAGTAGAAATGGATATGAATCGACTTAGAAAATTCCCTATTTTTGTGCCGGACCACTACACGCAAGCCGATATCGTGGCAGACCTTGAAAGATTGGCGCTGGATATAAGTCATATTGATAAAAAGATAAAGACGGTAAATGCTTTGAGCAAAGCGATGGCTGCATCATTGCTTAATTTTGAACGAGTGGGGGCTTAATGATCAACAAAATCGAAGAATGGGGAAAGTGGGCAAGGCACACAGGTTATGAGCGTCATAGCACACCGATGTATGCTTTGATGCGCGCTAATGGTTGCTTTCATACTGGCAATAATCGGGAACCAAACATCACCGATGAAGAAGCCTTGGCGATTGATAAAGCTGTATTGGTTTTGAAGAAGAATTGGCTGGTGTTGTATGAGGTTCTTTTTCTAAAATACGTCAAAGGCGCATCATTGCGTGATATCGCAAAGTGGTACCTAACGCCGCTCGAGTACCCAAAGCAGATTAAAATGAAAGATGATGACCCGAGAAAGAAATTTGTTTGCCATAAAATCGCAGGCAAGATGTTGGAACAAGCTGAAAAAATAGTTTATAAAAACCTTGATTTTGACCCCAGCACTAGGTAAGATTGTGTTAAATTTGAAATAAGTTATACATAAGGCGAAATCGAAAGATTGTCGCCTTTTTTGTTGTCTGAAATTTAAGGATTAAACATGGTACGCAATGACGAACATGCTAAGCGATTGGTTGAGAAACGTGAGCAAGCAAATAAGAAAGGCTTGCCAAATGCGGTCAAGCGTTACATGAAGCGGACTGGGTTTAACCCAAATCCACCAGTTTTGAATGGTGATATGTAAAATTTACTTCCAACTACTTCGATTTACTTCGAACTACTTGGCTTGCAATCTTAGCGATGGGTTGCAGGTCTTTTTTATTTAAGGAGCGTAAGCATGGCGAAACTTACGCCAACCAAACCAAAATCAAACGCTGGAAGACCAACAAAATACAAAGCAGAATTTGCAGAACAGGCTTACAAATACTGTTTACTTGGCGCAGATGATAAAAAGCTTGCCTATCTTTTTGAAGTCTCAGAATCAACAATCAATCAGTGGAAAAAAGACCACAAAGAATTTTCGGAGTCCATAAAAAAGGGCAAAGAAATTGCCGATGCTGAAATTGCGTCAAGCCTATTTCACCGCGCCAAAGGTTATTCACACCCAGAAGATAAGATTTTCAATAACCAAGGCGTTGAGTTAGTTGTACCAACTATTAAGCATTATCCACCAGACACCACAGCAGCTATCTTCTGGCTTAAAAATCGTCAAAAAGATAATTGGCGCGATAAGCAAGAAGTTGACACCAACGTCAACATGAATATCAATAATTTAACCGACGACGAATTGGATGCAAAAATTCAGGCGCTGATGAATGGCAACTCGTGATAAAAAACTTGAGCTATTAGCACTGCTTGAAGAAAAGCGCAGACGTGATGACGTATATCGCTATAAGCAGTTTGGTGAAAAGCTCTATCCAAAACAACGTGAATTAGTCAAGCGCACTACAGATTACAGCCAGGTGTGTTTCATGGCAGCTAACCGTGTCGGTAAAACCATGACCGGTACTTACATGGATTCTATTCATGCACTTGGTCATTATCCCGATTGGTGGGATGGTTACGCATTTGACCATGCACCGCTTATTTGGCTACTTGGTTACTCGGGTGAAAAATGTCGTGACCTTTTGCAAAAGCCTATCTTTGGTAGGCGTGATGATAGCGGCTGGATTGGTGGATTAATTCCACCTGAATACATCCTTGACCACGAATCGATGACAGGTACACCAAACGCGATGCGAACCGTGTATGTGCGTCATGGTGGCGGTGGTGATGTCCAACATGGCGTTTCAACGGTGCAATTTTGGTCGTATAGCCAAGGTCAGCACGCTTTGATGGGTGACAGCGTTGATTGGTTTCATATCGACGAAGAGCCGAAAGACCAAACGATTTACCCACAGGTTTTAACGCGTACTGCTACAGGCGATAAAGGACGTGGTGGGCGCGGTATTTTGACGTTTACCCCTGAGAATGGGCGCACCGAATTGGTTGTCCAGTTTATGGATAATCCGGCAACTGGTCAAATCATGCTGAATGCGGGTTGGGATGACGCGCCTCACTTGAGTGAAAGCGTTAAGCAGACATTGCTTGAATCCTATCCAGCGCACCAACGTGATATGCGTACTAAGGGTATTCCAATGCTTGGGCATGGTCGTATCTATGACTTAAGCGAAGAGTTTATTACGTGCGACCCATTTGAAATACCTGACCACTTCATGCTGATTGATGGCATGGACTTTGGTTGGGACCACCCACAAGCACAGATTCAGTTAGCCATAGACACCGAAAACGATATGTTTTATGTGACGCATGGTTGGAAGCAGCGACAAGTTTCACCCGATCAGGCTTGGACAGCGACAAAATCATGGTCGAAAGACGTACCTACCGCTTGGCCACTTGACGGACTCCAAACTGAAAAAGGCTCAGGCAAACAGCAAAAAGCCTACTACAAAGAAGCCGGATTTAAAATGCTTGGTGAGTATGCCACTTGGCCAGATGGTTCAAATGGCGTTGAAGCTGGCTTGCTTGAAATTCTTTTGTTGATGCGCGCGGGTAAATTTAAAGTATTTGCGGGCTTGCGTGATTGGTGTAATGAATTTTTGCAATACCACCGCGACGAAAAAGGCAAAATCGTTAAGATAGGTGATGACTTGATGGATGCAACACGTTACGCCTATATGATGCGTCGTTTCGCTATCCAAAAAGGCTTGGTCGGTAAGCAAAAAGTTAAAGCCATACCAAAACCGTTGAAAAAAGGCTGGATGAGTTAATGAGCGATAAAATACTAGACGAAATCAAAACGCGCTTGAAACAAGCCGAAGACTATTGGCAAGAAAACTATCAACGCGGCGTTGAAGATAAAGAGTTTGTCACAGTCGAAGGCGCACAATGGGGCTTGCATGAAGTGCAAAAGCGCAAAGATGATGGTAAGCCTAGTCTTGAGTTTAATATGTGCCGTGCTTACTGCCGCCAACAAATTAACACCCAGCGTCAAAACCGACCACAAGCTAAAGTTGTGCCTGTCGATAACGGGGCAGATGCAGATAAAGCAAACTTGATTGAAGGCCTAATCAAAGACACCGAAGAAGCCACGGACGCAGAATCAGCATACGATACAGCCGCAGAAAATGCCGTCTATGGCGGACTTGGTTTTTATCGCTTGGTGACTAATTATGTTAGCGATTTGTCGTTTAACCAAGAACCAAAGTTTATGCCAGTGCAAAACCCTCATGCAGTCTATATTGACCCGTTAAGCCGTGCGCTAGATGGTAGCGATATGACATGGGCAATCGTGGGTGACTGGGTGTCAAAAGATGATATTACTCAACAGTATGGCGAAGATGCCGCAGTAAACTTTGAAGATAGCACGTATTCAGATTGGTACGATGATACTGATAAAACCTTGCGCATTGTCGAATACTTTAAACTCGAAGAAGTCAAAGACACGCTATGGCTACTGACCGATGGCACGTCAAACTTTAAATCGGTATTGTCTGAGCAACTTGGCACTGATGAAGCGGCATTAAAAGCCGCAGGTATTTTGCAAGCAACAAGACCAACGACCCGTAAGCAAGTCAAATGGTACAAAGTTTCAGGCACCAAAGTGCTAGAAGAAAATACCTTTCCTGGTCGATATATCCCCATCGTACCTGTCTATGGCGAAGTCACTTGGGTGCAAGAAAAGCGCTATATCTTTAGCTTGGTGCATTTTGCCAAAGACCCACAACGATTATTTAACTACTGGAAATCAACTGAAGCGCACATTTTGCAAAAGAACCAAGATGACATCTTGGTCGCAGATGCTGAAGGTGTGGCAGGGTATGAAGAACAATGGCAGAATCCGAGTAAATATGCGGCTGTTTATTATAACTTTGTTGATGAGTCTGGCAATCAACGTCCTGCTCCATTTCGCATGGGTGCCGCTCAGCCACCAGTGGGCGTATTAAACGCGGCTGAAAGCGCAAAGCAAGGCATTACTGACATTCTCAATATGCATGCGCCAGTGATGGGCGGTCAGGGCAATGAAACGTCAGGCGTGGCAATCGGTATGCGTCAACGTCAGTCTGAAACTGCCCAATTTCATCTACAAGACAATCTAAACAAATCAATCCGTCACGGTGCAAAAATCCTGCTTGGGCTTTATCAAGCACTCTACACCGTGCCGATGGTTAGACGTATTGTCGGTGTTGATGGTGAGTCTGAGCAAGTCAAACTGTTTGAGGAAACCGCCAAAGGCGTGATGGCTGATGTGACAGTTGGGCGTTATGACGTACGCATGGACACGGGGCCGTCATTTAACACCCAGCGCGAACAAAACTTTGCACTGATGATGCAGCTTTTAAGCATGAATCCGCAGTTGTTTAGCTTGATTGGTGATATCTTGCTGCAAAACTCACCACTGCTTAATGCCAAAGAGATTGCCGAGCGTATCAAGTCAACGATGCCGCCACAGCTCACAGGCAAAGAGCAGCAAATTGACCCTGAGCAAGCCAAAGCGCAGATTATGCAACTTGACCAACTTGTGCAGAAAATGACCGCTGAAATTGAGCAGCTACAAGGCTTGGTCAATGACAAAGATGCGGATAGACAGCTTGAGTTAGTTAAAATCCAACTGCAAGCGGAAAAAGACATCCGAGTCGCACAAATCAATGCTGAAAGCAAAGCCGATGTTGAGGAGTTAAAGGGCGTTGTGTCGCTACTCACTCAGCACATGGGCAACTTGCAAGCCGTGCAAGGCATGGTGCCACCTGAATGGATGGAAACCAGCGAATACGACCAAGAATTACCCGAACATGAATTACCTCCGCAGCATGAGATGGACGAGCCGCCACCCATGCCAAGCGAAAACATTGAGAACCCTGCCGAATCCGAGCAGGGTTTTTTAATGCCTGAAGAAACGGCTCAAAACTTCGCCCCTGAATCTGACCAGTTTGGGGATAGCGTATCGGTCAATGATATGGAGCAACCCAATGCAGACGATGGACAATATTGATACTGACAACGTGGCAACCGCTAACACGGAAAATACTAGCGCAGATAGTCAAAGTATCGAACAGCCTCAAGCCGAACCCGAAGCGGTTGAACAAACCGAAGAAGAAAAGGCAGAACAAGCCAAGCAAGAACAGGAAACTGAAAAGCAAAGCCGCTCACAAAAGCGGATTCAGCAGCTCGCTCGTGAAAAAGCCGAACTACAACGTAAAGTAGCCGAGTATGAGCAAAAGCAATCAGAGCCTAAAGCGTCTGATGCACCGAACATCGAAGATTTTGACGATTATTCGGAGTATCAAAAAGCGCAGCAGGAATACTATGTTGCCCAAGCTGAACAGCGTGTACTTGCCAAACTTGAGGCCGAAAAAGCCCAGCAATCACAGGTCGAACAACAAGCTGAATTTGAAACTGCTATCAGTGAGTTAAAAGATGGCGGTGTTGATGTAGATGGATTGATGGCAAAGGCTAATACATTGCCACCGCTACCCATCACGCTTGACCAGTTCGGGCTTGATGCTAAAGACACACTGAATTTAGCCGCTGAATTACTGCAAAACGATGATTTGTATATCGAATTATCACAAATGAACGCAGTACAAGCAGCGGTCAAAATTGGGCAAATGATTGCAAGCAAACAACCATCAAATGCTGCACCCGCTAAGGTGCCAACCGCTCCACCACCTATTAAACCTGTTACCGCCAATGCGCCCGTTGCTAAAGACCCTAGCAAAATGTCGGACGATGAGTGGTACCGACAAGAAACCCAAAAACGAAAAGGTAAATAATTTATGGCAAATCAAATCTTAACCCACCAAATGATTGCGCGTGAAGCGGCTAAAATGCTTGAAGAAGAAGCGCCGTTTCTAGCAAATATCAACAAAGGTCGCCAAGACGAATTTGGCACCGACACACAAGGCTACAAAAAAGGCGATACAGTCACCATCAAAATCCCAACCGCGGGTAAAGTGTTTGATGGTGCGGTGTTCGCAGGCGGCGGCTCAGGCACTGACGTGGTAGAAGATAAAGTCAACTTGACGCTTGACACCCAAAAACACGTTGCATTGCAGTTTGGTGCCAAAGAGAAACTGTTAAACATCACTGACTTTAAAGAGCGTATCTTACGTCCACAAATGCAGACCTTGGCGTCTGTCGTTGAAGCTGACTTGATGATGCGTGGCGTGATTGGCACACCAAACCAAGTGGCAATGAACTTGGCAGGCTCAAATCCATCTAACGCATTGGCATTGGCACGCGCTAAGCTAAACCAATACTTAGCACCAAAAGGTGATCGCAATGCGCTAATCACTAGCACCGCGAATGTGGCATTATCTGGCGAAGTATCACGCATGTGGAACCCAACCAAGACCAGTGAAAAAGCCTATATTGATGGTTTCGTGGCGAATGCGTTTGGTACTGACATTTTTGAACATCAATCAATCCCAGTATTTGCCAATGGTACAGCCGCAGGCATTACTGTATCAGGTGCAAGTCAAGGCGGTAGCACGTTGACTATGGCAGCATCAACCGCTGGCACGTTGGTACAAGGCACTGTGTTTACTATTGCAGGTGTTAACGCTGTCCATCCGCTTACTGGCGCTGATATGGGCACATTGCAGCAATTCGTGGTTAAAGAAACTGCGACTGTTGGCAGTGCAACCGCAGTAAGCATTTACCCAGCCATTAATCCAACTGCACCAAACAAAACCGTCACTGCTTCACCTGCTAACGGCGCGGCTGTCACTGTGGTATCGGTCAATGGTCCACAAAACTTGGTATTCCATAAAGACGCGTTTACCGCAGCATTTGCACCACTGCCAGTTTTGGCATCGTGCGAAGGCTACACAGCGCGTTTGCCAAGTGGCGTAAACGTGCGTGTAATGACGTTCGGCGATGGTAACGCCGACATTGAGCGCACTCGTATTGATGTGTTGTATGGCTTCCAAACTGTTCGCGGTATCCATGCAAGCCGCGTAACGCAGTAATCACATTAACCCATAGACAGGCGGCTTTGGTCGTCTGTTTTTATTTGGATAAATGCTATGAAAAAACTAGGGATTTTATTAAGTGCTACAGTAGGAATGGTGGCAGCAATCGGCACAAAAGCAGTAAACGCCAAACCAATGTCGCGGCAGAAATACAATGATTTTCGTGGTTGGCAACTACCCGAAAATGAAAACGGTGCGGACGAAGGTTACTTGGTCGAGTATCAAGATGGCGAACCTAACACAGCAGAATACCAAGGCTATGTATCATGGTCGCCAAAAGAACAATTTGAAAACTCTTACCAATATCCAAGCGTTGGTATGTCTTTTGGTCATGCAGTTGAATTGCTGAAAGGCGGTCATCGTGTAGCTCGTGAAGGTTGGAATGGTAAAGGCATGTGGCTTGGGTTAGTGCATCCAGACGATGACGCCGATGTTCCACCACAACCTACTTATGCCGTTGCTGGAATAGTGGATTATGCCACCAATGGCTGCCTACCTTGGATTGGTATGAAAACCGCTGACAACAAGTTTGTGCCTTGGCTTGCCAGTCAAACCGATGTACTAGCAGAAGATTGGCAGATTGTGGAGCAACACGATGGAAGAAATTGAATACCCCAAAGCATTATACCTTGGCGATACCGTCAACAATGAAATGGTCATTGTCCAAGATGAGGACGAAGAAGCGCAGGCGCGTGAGCATGACGCAGTTGATTTTGGCGATTTGCCCGAAGGTAAGGCACTTGAAGCGGTAGAAGTTGACGAACTGCCCGAAGCCTATGCAAACGCTATGGCACGGATTGCAGAGCTTGAAACCGAAGTGCGCGGCTATCAGCTTAAAGATATGCAATCCGATGAACTCAAAGCGATTTTGACAGAACGTAAAATCGAATTTGGCAGCCGTGACAGCAAAGACACGCTTTTAAAATTGGTCGTTGAATCGGAATAACTCATGAACGTCAGTAAAATCGTATCAGCCGCGTTAAAGCAATTAGGCGTGTTAGCAGCCGGTGAAAATGCCAGTGGCGAGGAAGTTGCTGACGCGATTGAAGCCTTGCAAGATATTTTAAGCCAGTGGGCAACGCACAAGCTGTACGTCCACAAAACCACAACAATCACCATTCCACTGTCAAAAGGTCGCAATACCTACCTTGTTGGCAAAATTGAGGGCGATTGCTGTGAGTATGAATTAACGTGCTGCGGCGAAGTGCTTGCCCGTCCAGATATCACCGCAGAAATTGCGAGCATATCAAATAATGCTTTGCTTGATGATAAGCCGATTACCTTGGTGCGTGATACCAACGACAGCAAATACGCTGGCGTGACCTACCAAGTTGATAACCCTAATTGGTCATTTAAAGTCGATACCGATGGCGGTGAGCTTAAAATCAAAGCATTTACCTTGCCATTTGACCTATGCCCACATGATGAATTGCACTTGCCAAAGCAGTATGAGCGTGCGTTAAAACTGACCTTAGCCATTGAGATTGCCCCAATGTTTGGGGTCGAGCCATCGAGCGCATTGGTGGTCAATCAGCGCAATGCCATTAACTTGCTCAAGCGCTCAAATATCACCCCATTGTATGTTAGCAACTCAATTAATATTGGAGTAGGTAATCGTGGCTGCACTTATTGATATCCCCATTGTAGGGCAGTCTTATCACTTGCAAGATTGGGCGATTGACTGCCAACGCACACTTAATCTATATCCGCAGGTTATCGAAAGTGGAAATACGCAGTCGGTAAGTGCATTGCTACCCACTGAAGGACTTGTAAAGCGTTTTGAGTTTACAGGCGCAATCCGTGGGCTTTACACTTTGCCTGACCGTTTTTTGGTGGTGGCTGGCACAGCATTATACGTTGTTAAAAATGGCGTATCACAGCGGATTGGTGCTATTAGCGGCACTAACTTAGTGACGTTTGCCGATGACAGTGTGCAAGTGATGATTGTCGGCGATGATGCCTACCGCTACAAAATAGCGGATAGCAGTTTGACCAAGCTACTGATTAATGATGATACAGGTTTTTTTGGTGCGTCATCGGTGACATTTTTGGATTCTCGCTTTATTTGGTCAGCCCCTAATAGCGGCAAAATCCAATGGTCAAACTTACTAAGCACCACGACAACCGCGCTAAATTATGCCACGGCTGAAGCGCAAAGCGATAATCTAGTGCGCGTGATAGCCAGTAATGGGCAGTTATGGCTTATCGGTGTCAAAACCACCGAAATTTGGAATAGCACAGGCTCGCAGGACTTGCCCTATCAGCGTACATCGGGCGCCTATATCCCGGTAGGCTGCGCGGCTAAAGACTCCGTTAGTGCGTTTGGTAGTAGCTTGATTTGGCTATCACAAACCGAACACGGTAACGCGCAAATAGTCATGACGCAAGGCTACCAAGTCAGCCGTATTAGCAATCATGCCATTGAAAATGAGCTTGCCAGTTACGCGCAGATTGATGACGCCTATGCCTTTAGCTATCAGCGCGAGGGGCATAGCTTTTATGTGATTAGTTTCCCCACCGCCAAAAAAACATGGGTGTATGACGCGTCAGTGCAAATGTGGCATGAGCGCAGTTTTTACAACACTGAAACCTTTAGCCATGAACATCATCGCGCTAACAGCCATTGCTTTTTTGATGGTGAGCATTTAGTCGGTGACCGCGCTAATGGGCTTGTGTATCGATTATGCCCAAACTGCCAAACTGATAATGGCAGCTTAATCATGCGTGAGCGGGTGACACCTTGCTTAAATCCACCCGGACAGCGCCTTGTTTTTGATGAAGTCGAAATCATTGCCCAAGTGGGGCAGGATGAAAATGCCAAGCCGCTGATTATGCTGGATTGGTCAGATGACAAAGGGCGCACTTGGTCAAATGATAGACAAGAGAATTTAGGCGGTATCGGTGAGTATAAAAAACGGCTGATTTTTCGCAGACTTGGGCAGTCATTTAACCGTGTATTTCGTATTCGCATGACCGATGCGGCAAGACTAATTTTATTGGGTGCAAAAGCAAAGGTGAGATAAATGCCACAAATTCCCCGCGTATCGCAAGTGCCAATTATTGAGCCGATGTATACCAATGGCGTGATGAACCCAACGTGGGTGCGATTTTTTGAGAAACTAGCGTCAATGCTCAACACGGGCGATTTGGCGGACTTGCTCACTTTATTGCAGCTTGCCAACCAATTACCAACACAGTCGCTAACAGGGCAAATGTTGCTAAATACGTCTAATACCCAGTTTGATACAGTAGCATTGCCCGTTATGCAGGCTGAAACTATGCCGATGGTTGCTGTATCTGTAAACCCATCACCCACTTTTGATATGGTCGCTATGCCAACCAGTGAGATTATTGCCCCATGATTCGATACCTAAACCCATTCAAACCGCAAAGTCTAGTTGCGGATAATAATATCGCCTATGTCGTGCCTGGGCTGTCAGTTGCACAAATTCGCGCATTAACATTCCACAACGCCACAGAAAGCCCGATTAGCATTGAGGTATATTTAGTCCCTGCCAGTGGCTCGGTGCAAGCGTCTAATCGCTTGGTTAAAAAAACACTGGGCACCAATGAAGGTTATCTTTGCCCTGAAGTCATCAACCATGTGCTCACTGAAGGTATGCAAGTGGTGCTTGTAGGGCAAGGCGCTAATGCTACGCTATCAATCATGGAACAGTCTGTATGATAACTATTGACCGCGAAAAATGGGCAGACTGCATTGATGAGCTTATGCCGCTATGTCAGCAGGTGTTTTCGTTGGTGGAAGCCGATATTACTGGATTGCCGCTTGATTTTGACCATGAGCTATACAATGAGCTAGATGCTAATGATTTACTGCATTGTATTGTCATGCGCGATGGTGGGCAGCCCATTGGCTTTCATTGGGTGGTTATTTCAGCCATGCCACGGCACAAGGGTTATAACCAAGCGCACACGGATGCGATTTTTGTATTGCCAGAACACCGCAGACACTCGACCAAGCTACTGCATTTTAGCCAAGAGTACATTGCACAGAAGGCAAGTTTTTGGACGCTTGCTAATTTGGATCCAAACGACCGCGCATTGATGTGGTACAAAAAAGGTTTTGTGCCTATTGAAACCATTATGTTTAAAAACTTATACCTAAAAAATCAGGGGAGATAACATGTCATTTGTCGGTAAAGCCATCGGCTCAATCACTGGGGCAAATCAACAAGCAAAAGCCGCGAAAAATGCGGCAAAAACCCAAGCAAATGCGGCAGAAAAAGCCAGTCAAATTCAAAAAGATATGTTTGACCAGGTGCGAAGTGATTTAAACCCCTATCGCACGGCTGGCAATGATGCACTGGCACAGCTAATGGGCAAAATGCAGCCTAATGGTTTTTTTAATCAAACTTACTCAGGTCAGGATATTTATGATGACCCTAGCTACCAATTCCGCGTCAATCAAGGCAATAACGCCATCCAAGGCAGTGCAGCAGCGCAAGGCGGTTTGTTGTCAGGCGCTACACTAAAAGCCCTGCAAAACTATGGTCAAGAGTCAGCGAGCCAAGAATATCAAAACGCTTATAATCGATTTAATGCTGACCAAACCAACCAATACAACCGCTTGTCTAATTTGGTAGGCATTGGGCAAAATGCGGCAGCGCAAACAGGTAGCGCAGGAACACAAACCGCTCAAGCTATTGCAAACAACACCATGCAAGGTGCTAACTCACAGGCGGCAGGCACGATTGCAGCGGGTAATAGTGTCGCTAATGGTTTTGGGTCATTGCTTGGTTTGGCGGGCACGGCTGCAAAATTCATGAATCCAGTAATTTGAGGTGAGTTATGTTAGACCCTAGTATCATCACAAACGGCACATTGGCTGCACAGGCACAACAAGAAGCCAATATGAAAGCAATGGGCGACTTAGGCGGTGCGTTTGGTAAATTGTTGCTTGCCCGTCAAATTAACGACATGAATCAAATGGCAACGCCTGAAGAAGAAAAGGCATTTGCCCAAAAACACAAGCTATTTGCCCCGCAGCTTATGCAGCAGTACAACGATAATCGAGCGGCTGAAGCAAAGGCAATTAAAGATGGGTTAAAGTTTGACGCAGATTTGAATAAAACCTATGCAGATACTGCGCAAACTTATGCACTGGGTCGCAAAAATGATGCAGACGCCGGCAAGGCAACGGCAGAGGGCAAAAAGGTCGGTGTTGAGACCACAGGGCTTGACATTGACCAAAATACCAAGCTTGACACTATGATTTGGGGGTCAGTGCTAAACGGTGGTAAAAACGCAGGTATTGCACAACTTGAGATTCAAAAATCACGCGGCTTGATTGATGAAGCGACTTATAATCAAAAGCTAGGATTGATTAACAATCTACCCGCTGACCCCGCGCAAGCACAAAAATATGCGTTTGCCATGTATAAGGGGATTCAAGACCCAAAATACAATCTTACCACGGCGGATAATGCGCTTGATAATCAGACATCGCGCCAAAATACGATTGACACCAATCAAACGTCCGAACGTAACAATGTGCGTACCACTCAAGCTAGTATGTATAGCAGCGATAGGTCGCTTGAAGGCACTAAGTACACGGCTAATCAAGCCACGTATCGCACAGAAAAAGAGATTGAAGCCGCCAAAAAACAAGGTAAGCAGCAGCTAATCAATGGTTTGGTTTACACCGTTTACCCTGACGGCACGGCAGACGAATTTATTGACCCTAAAACTGGGCAGCAAGCAACGTCACTGGGTAATGGCATCGGCAATAAACCCATGCCTGCAAGTGCCTTGAATCTAATTTCTACATCACGGGATAAAATTCAAAGCTCGCAAAATACGATTGATAAAATCGAGCAATCAATCAAAGACCTTGACCCAAAACAGGGGGGTAAATTAAGTCTTGGGTTGCTAGGCAATGCGGGCAATGTTGCAAGAAATTTAACAGGCAATAGTAATGAAAGCAGCTTGGCTTATGAGCGTTTAAATTCAAACATTAAAGGCATGGTCAATGAAGTATTGCAAATGGCGAAAGGCACGCAGACCGAAGGGGATGCTCAGCGCGCCGCCAAGGTAATCTTATCAACACCATTGACGGATAACCGAGCGGTATCTAATGCACTGGCTGAATTAAAACGAGTGGCGCAAAAAACGGTAGCTTTGGAGCAAGGCAAAGTGGAAGAAGTTTATTCAAACTATGGCAAAGAAGCCCCGATTTATCCTGCCGCATCTGCCCCGCCTGCAGGTATCGCAGCACCGAAAACGCCAAGCGGTAAACCAAGACCACCGTTATCAGCTTATGGATTTTAAATTATGGCAGGACTAGAGCAGTATCTAAACAATCCTAATGTCCGTAAAATGCTTGATTTGATTAGCTATACTGAGCATACGCAAGGCAATGGATATTATACAGCGTTTGGCGGTGGTCGGTTGTCTAGCCTTGCCGACCATCCAAGGTATAGAAAGCCGTTTCGTCAAACGGATGGCAAAATTAACTACACCAGTGCAGCAGGTAAGTATCAATTTTTAAAGAGCACTTGGGATGGGTTGGCAAGGAAGTATGGTTTTAGTGATTTTAGCCCACAAAACCAAGACTTAGGGGCGGTTGCCTTGCTGATTCAGCGCGGGGCAATGCCTCATCTTTTGAAAGGGGATTTTGCTAATGCTATCGCAAAATCGGGTGCAGAATGGGCAAGTTTGCCAACATCGCCGCATCCGCAGCCCACAAAATCATGGAAACAAGTTAACGCCTTTTTGGGTGGTAAGATTCAAGTTCCCCAAAACGGCGGTGCACCGCAAGGCATTGGCAGATTCAATGTCGCTGATTTGATGAAACAGGTGCCACAAAAGCCGCAACCATTGGGCAAATTTAATGTGGCAGACTTAATGAAGCAAACACCGCAAGCGCCACAGCCGTTAGGTCAGTTTAAGGTATCTGATTTACAAGCGCAGCCGCCAGCGCAATCTCAGCAAGGCATTGGAAAGTTTAATGTGGCGGATTTGATGAAAGGTGGCGGATAATTGTTGCTTAATTCTTGCTAAGTCGGGTATAGTGAAAATCCGACTTATGAAGGGAGTTGAGTATGAAACGGTTAGCAATATCAATATTTGTAGCTTTGATGAATACGGCTGTTTATGCAGGGCTAGACCACAGTATTATTATGCAATCATCCGAACAATCTCAAAGAATGCAAGAGCGAAATAACGCAGCAATGAGCGACCTTGGTAACTCTTTGGGATTAATGTATAAAGCAAGGAAAGCAAAAAAGGAACATGAAAAAGCTATGGCGGAGTTATCGCAAATTAACTTAGATGACAAACAAGCAGTAATATTATTTGTTCAAAAATACCCCAATGAGATAGAGTACGTAAAACAATTGCTAGAACTGAAAAAAGGTCTTAATTGATAGCAAACCCACTCAAGCAGTGGGTTTTTCTTTTAAAAGCTTGAGCGCGTCTAGGATTTCTCTTGACTGTCTGTGTAATTCGACTATTTCATCTCTTAATGACGGTTCTTGCATTGCTGATTGCTCAAGACCTTTATCCATTAACTCAATCATAGCAGAGTTCAAGGATATATTATTTTTTTCAGCATATTGCATTAGATCAGAATATAAATCTTGAGGCATGCGAACTTGGGTGCGTTTCCAATCATCTTGTGAAACAACGCGACCTGTTTTTGAATTACTCATAATGGCACCTTGAAAAATGTATTTGACAAGATAATAACACTATGGAATAATAAATTCAATGACAAGATAATCATGTCAGAAACTAAAAAGCCTTCGTTCTTCCGACCAAAGACTAACGAAGGCTTAGAACACTCAACGTCATAATGGAGAATATTCTATGACAAGTTTATCAGTTTTAAACCATGAAATCCATCAAGATGATGGTTTGTATTGCCTAAATGATTTGCACAAAGCAAGTGGTGGCTTAGAAAAACATCAGCCAGCATTTTTTATGCGTAATCAAGAAACCAAGGATTTGATTGCAGAACTTGAAAAGGAAACTAAATTAAGCTCTGCAAATTTGCAGACCATAGTTAAAAAGATTACTGGCAAAGGATTACATCAAGGCACTTACGTTTGTAAAGAAATCGTTTATCGCTATGCAATGTGGATTAGCCCAAAATTTGCTTTAGCGGTTATCCGTGTGTTTGATGCTTTTGTGACGGGCAAGCTTCAACCCCAAAACAAGGGTCAAGCCAAAACCACAGTCGCTGACCGTGTACCATTAAAAGATGCAGTTAATGTTTTGGTGGCTAAGTCATCATTAAATTACAGTGATGCCTACAAAATGGTTCATCAATTCATGGGCGTTGATAGCATCGACCAGATACCGCTTGAAGATTTGCCAAGAGCCGTAGCTTATGTGCATAGTTTGATGTTGGTGGCAGGTAGAGCAAGCCACCCATTAGATGCCTATGCTTTAACTAACCTAAAAGCCTTGGTGACTCATAACTTTTTGATGGTGTCGTTTTATAAAACGATTGAGCAACCGATAAAAGCACTTAACCCAAGTTTGTGGTCACATACTTTTGAGCATTTTTGGAGCGCCAAATCACTTGCTATTGGATTTAACAATCAATTTGATTTAGGCGTAGATGAGCGGTATTTATTGCCTTACCGTTGTTAGTATTAACTTTTAACCTACAAAACCTCAGTCGAAAGATTGGGGTTTTTATCGCCCAAGGAAACCACATGGCAATCTCTAAAGAAACCCAAGCCAAAATCAATATGGCACGCAAAGACGGCTATAGTGACGCAGAGATTTTTGCTCACTTGAAAAATAGCCCAAAGTACAAAAACCGCTTTACCATGGCTAAAAAAGACGGCTACACCGAAAGCGATATCGCCCAGCAATTAGGATTAAATATTACTATCACGGTCAAACAGCCTGAACAGCCGAAGTATGAGAAACCGTCTTTTTTGGCAGACGTTGGCGCGGGTATGGATGACGTATTTAGCGGTATCAAGCAAGGCGCATTGTACTTAAAAGATGGCGTTACTGGCGGTAATGACTACGAAAAATTCACCAAAGAAAAAGCCGATGAGAAAGCCTTTTATGAAAAAGCTCGAACAGAGTCAGGGGCAGGCACTAACTTTGGTCGTTTTGTTGGGCAAACCGTAGCAACATTGCCAGCCGCAGCATTTGCCAAGGGCTATCAAGGCGTCAATGCTGCAACGAAAGCGGGTAGAGTGGTGCAAGCCGCAGGCGTTACGGGTCAAAATGCGCTATCGGGTGCAGCGGCAGGCGGGGTGATGTTTGCCAAAGACGCAGATGAGCGATTGAAAAATACTCAGTATGCAGCGGCAGGCGGTGCCATCGGTGGGGTAATCGCGCATCCAATTGGCAAAGGCATTGCTAAGTTAAACACTAAACTATCGCCCAATGCGTCAAGCCGTGCGTCTGCTAGACTGGGCGCAACGATTGACGACCAAATTGAGATTGCGCTAACTTCTCGTAATATCCGTATGGGCGACCTGTCTGATGATATTTTGCGCGGTTTGCGTAAAGATGTGGGCGCGGCATTGAAGTCTGGCAAGGCGGTCAATAAAGAAGCGGTAGCGCGTAAAGTGGTGTTTGATAGACTTGGTATTACCCCTACTAAAGCGCAACTTACAGGCGACCCTAAGCTATGGAACAAACAAGCTGAACTTGCCAAAATTCACGGCGCTGGCGACCCATTGCGCGACAAACTCATTCAAGACAATGAAAAGCTATCTACCCTCATGGATGATTTTGTGACCAAGACAGACGGTCAAGCTATTGACCAATACGGTGCGATGAGTAAAGCCGTTGACGCACTAGATAATCACAACGCCACCATGAAGCAGCAAGTCGGACAAATGTATGACGCGGCTAAATCAGCGCAGGGTAATGATGTGCTGTTAGATGGCGCAGGGTTTGCCAATGACGCGATTACACGCCTTGATGCAGATTATGCCATGTCAAGCCTACCGCAAAACATGCATAAGCTAATCAAAGATATCAGTAATAACCCCGATAAATTCACACTAGGAAAATCTGAGGAATTTATCAAAATCTTGAACCGTGAGCACAAGGCAAGTCTGCAAAATGGAAAACCGACAAGTACTACTCATGCCATTGGCGTGGTGCGCGATGCTTTAACTAAGCGCCAAGAGCAAGCCATGCAAGGGCTACTAACCCAAGGCAACAATGATGCAGCTCAAATGTATAACCTTGCCCGCACCGCTCACAAAATGCGCGTTGAGCAAATTGAAGCCAACCCTCTGCTAAAAGCCACCGTAAAAGGTGAGCAGCCCGATAAGCTATTTAACAAGCATATCTTGGGCGGCAATATTGCTGAGCTTGAAAACACGGTGAAATTACTGCGTAGCGTTGACGCTCAAGCGGTCAATGACATTCGCGGGCAAGTTGCCAAGTACATCATGGATAAAACCTTGCAAAGCAATGGGCAGCCAAGCCCTGCTGCAATGGCAAAGGCACTGGGTCAAATCGGTGATAGACGACTTAATATCTTGTTTTCCCCTGAAGAAGTGGCAAAGCTAAAAGATATCGGCTCAGCGATGCACTATCTGATTACGCAGCCACCGCATAGCTATGTCAACAACTCAAACACAGCATCGGCAGCCATGAACTTCTTGGGTAATATCTTAAATCGCCCTGGTGTACGCCGCGCGCTATCGCCGCTTAAAGATGTGCAGGACAGTGTAAAAGTTAACCGTGCATTAAAAGGCTCGGTAGCCAGTGATGCAAAGGCGTCAAATGATATGTTAGACAATATCTTGTACGGCGAAGAAGAAAAGAAACTCATCGACATACTGACCAAACTCGGTGTTATTGGCGGTGCCAATACTGCCAAGTAATACCAAACCACCCAACAAACCACCCTAGCGGTGGTTTTTTATTATCTAAGGAAAAATTATGGTAAGAGCTGTAACCCCAATCCCGTTTGTAAAAGCTCGATTCTTTGACCGATGCGGCAAGCCGTTGACAGGTGGCAAAGTATATACGTATGAAGCTAATACCACCACCTCAAAAGCAACTTACAAAGACCCTTACGGCTTAACACCCAACACCAATCCGATTATCCTGGATGCGGCGGGTGAAGCGGATATTTATCTTGAGGGTACTTACCGCATCCGTATTACTGATCGCAATGATGTATTGGTCAATGATGTAGCAAAAATTGGCTCGTGGTTTAGTGACAATTTGCAAGACACGCTAGATAATATTTCGGGGGCTATGGACGATGCGCTCAAGCCCATACTGCAAAATCTTGACGATGTTATCAACACCGCAGCCGCAGCCGCAGCAGGTGCAAATGGTTGGACCGCTACGCTTGTTAAAGATGCGAGTGGTTTATCTCAACAGCAAGTGAATGACCAACTTGGAACAGGTTTTTACGCTGAGAAATGGGGTGCTAAAGGGGATGGTGTTACCTTTGATACAGCAGCTATTAAAGCTGGAATTGATGCACTATCAGCCAAATTTAAAGCTGATGGTAAACCACGTAGCTTACTTTTCCGCTCAGACGGTGTTTACGTATGTCGTTACATTGAATTAAAACCCGGTGTAAATTTAATTTGTCCTAATGGGGTGGCTAAGTTATTACGCACACCTGCTGAACCCTCAACACCAGAGTCAGAGGCAAAGTGGTGGCGAATTATACAGACTGCTACAAATACTTGGTCAACTGATGCTGATTTTGACCATCGAATTATTATTAAAAATCTAGTATTTGACGGTAATTACAGAAATACAAATTGGACGTGGAATACTTACAATCAAGAGCAAGCATCTTGCTTAGCTCTATCTGGTAATAGTTCCCTTACAGATATAACTAAACGCCGTAAGTTTCATTTAGAAAATTTAACTTTCATGAACTCAACGTCAGATGGTTTACACATAGTTAATGATGTTGATGTGACGTTTAAAAATCTAAATGCGGTACGTTGTTTCCGTGGTGGCTTGGTATTAACAGGTGGAAATTCAATAGTTTACGGTGACGGTATGGTGTCGTATGACGCACGAATGGATGTTGAGATTGATAGCAACGGCATCGGAGGCACAAACAAATCATACTTATACTTGAGTAATTATTATCAAGATGTTAATTTTCCCGATGATAAGCGTTTATTCGTGGCTGGATGCGATATCGGTGGTATGGGTGGCGGTGTAATGCACTTGAATAATGTTAATGTGCATAGCTATCCGCTACAAGTGTTTTTCGGTAGTGCTAAAAACGAGAAATTTGAAAAACTTTTAATAGAAAACTGTTTATTTCATACTAGCGGTAAAGCCAACGAAAGTTGGTATAACCCGACTAGCGGACTTGTCATAAATTGTAAATTTATTATTAGAAACGATGTTAATGCGTCCGCTATATTTAATTTTTATACAGCATTTAACGGTTATGCTCAAGACAATACAACTGAACTTGTTTTTGATAGTTGTGTTTTTGAGTATAAAGATACAGCAAACCCACCGACAGTCTCCACATTTAAGATTGAGTCGCAAGAGTCAAGAAATAAAGTTTTGATTAAATTTTTAAATTGTGATATGTCAAACTGCAATACACCTAAGTATATGTTTGAAGCTGCGCTCGGTGGTGCATTTTATGTAGATAAGTGCAAAATTGGCTCAGCTAAATTCATGAGGGGATACGGTTCGTACTCATATAAAACTGACACATATCCTATCAATTTTACAATCGGCAATAACGAATACAATAGTGCAATGACAGTGTTTTTAGATGCGTCATGGGACTATGGTAGTAATGTAAATGTACTAACTTTTTTACCATCTTGTACTGTGCCTCAAAGCATTAATACGTTTCTAAAAGATAACGGTCAGACGGGTATAGCTGCAGTTAAAACAGGACATCGTACAATACTCGGTACGACACCACCAACTGCATCAACACAATCGTACAGTAATGATGTTTATGTTTTAGACGGCGCTCGGACAGTTGGGTATCCGTATGAGTGGGTATCAACAAAAACAAATTTTGGTACGACAGGGACTTGGCAAGCTACAAAATGGCTGACAGGCTCATTCGCTACAACAACGCTACCAACGCTAACCGCGTTTGACGTAGGCGTGACTAACTTTGATACGGCAACAAATACATTTAAACGGTGGAGTGGTACAGCATGGATATAAATATGGTAAATGAGATTGACTTTATCAACGCTAACGGGCTTAAAGCTGCAAGAAACTTGATTGAGGCAGGAGATATAATTGAGGGGATTAATAAAGAAAACCTAATAATACTCATAGAAGACCATGATATCATCATTGAGATTGGTGGTCTCGAAGCTGCTATTAATGCTATTCAATCTGATTCAGATAATCAGTTGCTTGCCCGTGCGGTGAAAAATCTATCGTAGAGCAAAACCCCTTCGGGGCTTTTTTGTTGCCGTACAACAAGCTGTAAGACTCAGCAAGTTGAGGCATTTGATAATAAAAATGGCGATAGGATAGATTGAGTAACATCCACTTTACTGAGGTACACTACCAAATTTGACTTACTATCTCTTTAATAACATACTCCAGTAATAAAACTTACTGGAGTATTTTTATGTTAAAACAAATTAAAAATGGAGGTGCGGTCTCCCGATACAGCACAGCAGTCAGTTGTTGGTTTTAACAATGTGCTATATCGTAATGTTATCGCTGATGCTAACGTGACGTATGTACAAAAACAAATACATCCAATGTTACTGTTAGTGATGTTGTAGCAGCGACAATGCACTAATTATCCAACCCACCAATACGGTGGGTTTTTACATTCAGGAGGCGATATGCCAAAGGATTTAACAGTAACAGCCTTGGCGATGTGGGGGCTGTTTGCATTGGGGGTGATTGTCGGTACTTGCTACTGCTATTACTCTGATAATCACATTGACGACAAACTAGGTGTCAGTAAAGGAAAAATCAAACTAAGCGCCGCTATCATCAGCGGCGTTTTTTTATCCCTGCTATCTATCAAAGTAGCCAAAATGGATATACCGGGTATCGAGCTTGCTGCGGTAGCTGCATTTTTGGCAGCGTCTGGGCAAACATTGGTAGCGACTTTTGTAGCATTAGTTCCAGAGTTTATGGCCGCAAAACTGCGTAAATATATGGGTATTAAAGAGGAGGATGCACAATGAAATTCGTCATCACAAAACAAGGCGCAGTCTTTGCGTTGATTTTGATAGTCGCATTGTTTGCCTATCTTTATATCACATCACCCATGCTTGAGTTTATCAAAGTGTTTGGCTGCTCACTGTCTTTGTTACTTTTTCTGATTGCGATGCAAGCGCGGCTTTGCAAGCACATTGATACAAAGCAGCTTGGCGCTGATTGGGCACTGCTATTTGTTGGGGCGTGTGGGCTATCGTTTTTTGTATTCTTCTGGGATTTATCGGCTGGCTACGTTAGTAATAAAGCGTGGTGGGCATTAATCATCGGCGTGCTGTGCCATGTTATCGGGCTGGCATGTTGGTATGGGCAGAATTATCTAAATGTGAAACGGAGTAACGGCAATGTCAATTAAACAAATCCAACGCTCGCTAGGCGTAACTGCTGATGGCGTATGGGGCAATCAGTCCCAATCAGCACTTGATAACAGCAACTTAAAACTAGGCTATTCGTGGGACAAACTGCGCTATGCTTTTGGTGGCTTTACCCAATCACAGGTAGATGGGTTTAATGAAATCATGGCAGCGATTAACGCCAATCAATCGGCTAAAAATCCATTGTTTGCAGCTTATATCTTAGCGACTGTGTGGCATGAGACAGCTAAAACCATGCAGTCTATCGCAGAATATGGTAAGGGCAAAACGCGCAAGTACGGTCAGTGGTTTACCAATAGCAAGGGGCAAAAATACGGCATACGCAATGGCGGTGGCGCGGTATATCTGCAAAGCGAATACCCGCATTTGTACTATGGGCGCGGACCGTGCCAATTAACATGGCTCGATAACTATATCAAGCTAGGCAAAATGATTAACGTGGACCTGGCAAACAATCCGGAACTTGCACTGATACCAGAGAACGGTTATAAAATTATTATTGCTGGTATGTTGTCAGGTGCATTTACCGGTATGTCGTTGTCACGAGCTATCAAAACTGGTAGTAATGCGGATTATGTGACAGCGCGCAAAATCATTAACGGTACCGATTGTGATGATCAGATTGCTGGATATGCTGTTAAGTTTTTAGATTGTTTGGTACTTAACTAAAGATAATAATCATCACCACGGCTTTTACTTTCAAGCCTTGCTATTTTTTCTCTCAGACAGAGTAGCCGGTTTTCAAGTTCTTCGTCTGATAGTTCTGCCACCATCTTATCGCCAATCTCAAGGTTGGGATTGGTGGCAAGGTGGTACAGGGCTTCGGTGATTATTCGGTAGTCTAGGTTGTCGAGTTGCATATTGAGCCTTAATATCAAAACAGTTGCTTAACGTCAGTAATCTTAATGTAATAGGCAGAGTCATAGTTGATGAAGCCGTTTTCTACTTCATTCCATTTGACCATGGTTTCTTTGTCCAAATGTCCAACTACGGTACAGGCAGGATTAGCACAAGTGCGAATTTCAGCGCGTTTTGTCGTATAACCTTGATGTATTTTCTCAACATATACGGGCTTCATTGCTTGTTCTAACCTTTCTTGTTCTTGTCGCTGCTGTTGGGCTTTTACATTCGCCATGGTTTGTTGATAATTCTGCTCACTTTGTTGGAGGAAGTCAGTACCAGCTTTTTGTACTCTGCCCATGTACCAGGGTAGGACAACAAAGTATAAGAATGCTAGAAAAGTCATGCTTAGTAAAAATTGTTTTAATACTTTTTGCTGTCTACGATTCATTAGATATCCATCTTAAAGCTTAAAAAAATGTATCTGAATTGAATTTCTTAAAAAAATAATAAAAACCCAAGCAGATTTAGCTTGGGCTTAATACTTACAAACTAAAAATTAATGGCAATGGTAAACACCAGTTTTGTGGTCAACATGGCAACCAGAAGCATTAGTACCACCAGAATGAGCATAAGCGGTAGTAAAAGACAAAGAAAGAATGCACAAAGCTAGTAATTTTTTCATAATAAAATCCTTTAGTGATTTGTTTGATAATGTAGTAATATTACATAATATTACTAAAATGAATTAAATCAGAAACAATTGTATTATGCAATAATATTCTTTTAAATTAAAAATTTAGATACATTAAGGCTAGGTATTTGTTTGCTGTATTTAAGCAAATAGTTTTTTGATTATATCATCTTGAATCAATCCAGCTTCAGCAAAATAAACTTTCTCAATTTCATTTAATGCCTCACGGATTTCACGCTGTGAGATTTGGATATATTGCAGTGTTACATCATCACTGACTTTGCTGTCTTGATGATTCAATAGGCGCTTTAACACAGGATAATTCATTGACAATCGATTGGCCACACTAATGAAAGTGCGCCTCAAATCATGCGGCGTAATGTATAGACCAGCCTTTCCGCTAATCACTTCATAGCTTCCGCCCAAGTCTTTGACATGATCATCAATCCGTTTTATCTGCGATGGGAACACCCAAGCACTACCCTGGGCAAATTTGGCGCGATGTTTCATTAGTGCCCAAAGCACATCACCCATAGGTAACGGGTAATCACTGCCATTTTTGGTATCTTTAAATAGTATCTTGCCAGTCTTTAAATCGATATCCGACCATGCCAGCGTTTGAGCTTCATTCAATCGCACACCAGTTAGCATAAACACAAGCATGATATCGCGGGCGTTATTAGAGTAGGGGGCTTGGCGATGTGACCATCTATCGATATGCTCAAGCACTGCTTTCAAAAACTTGCCCAAATATTCTTCTTCGACGTGGCGTTTTTTAGGTTTAATCGGGTTCCAGTCTTTTTTGACGTTGAGAATATTAATGGGTTGTTCTTTGATGATAGGTTCTTCGTCATCGTCGAGAAAAGAGTGACGGCAATAGTTCCATACTGACCTAAGCACGCGCATGGCCGCATTAGCTTGCGCTGGACTGTCTTTTGTAAGGCGGGCGTGACGGTCACTAATCATTGACTTGGTGATATCATTAATTGGTAAATCGAGCCAATCTTTAAGCAGTGTTAATATTTGGCGGTCATAGGATTTAATCGTTTCATCAGTCAATGTCTTTTTACTTTTAAAGTACTCATAACATTCTCTGAGTGTTGGTACCGTGGCGGGGGAATCACTTTGCTTTTTATTGGGGTCAATACCTTGGACCAGATTGCTAATAATGGTAACGGCTTTTTCTCGTGCCTCGGTAAGCGTGATAAGCGATATGTCAGATATGACAACTCGGTGCAACTTGCCAGCCACACGTTTATTGACTATATAAGTTTTTCCAGACTTGCGGACAAACACAGCAAAACCGGCTAAAGATGAGTCTTGATAGATTTTATCTTTACCGTCGTATTTGAGATTATCAATGAATGTTTTAGAGAGTTTATTTGCCAT